TCGCGAGATCGACGTGGCGAAGGTGCAGATGCACCAGCAATGGATCGTCGCCGGAGCCCTCATGGAGGAGCGCGAGATCCTGCGCCGCATCCTTGCGCTCGATCAGCAGTTCATGGACCCGCTCTATGTCAGCCGGGTGCTTGGCAATGGCCCGCAGCCTTTTCAGGTCACCCGCGAGGAGATCGCAGGCAGCTTTGATTTCGTGCTGGAGTTCGACGTGAAGAGCCTGGACATGGAGTATCTGCAAAAGCGCTGGAGCGCTTTGAAGGACGCCTTCAGCATTCCCGGCGTCGCCGGACAGGTGCCCACAGTGCCCGTCGTGTCGTGGCTGCTCAACAACATCGACCCCGGCCTGGCCGATCTGGTCACCGGCAGCCTCAGCGAGCGCAATGCTGCCGAGGCTGAAGAGGAAAAAGCCGCCATCGCCATGCTGCTGACTGGCGTCGAGCCCACCGTCACCGAGAGCATGGATGCCGCCACCCGTTTGCAGGTGGATCAAGAGCAGATGCAGAAGAACCCCGCCGTGGCCCAAGCCTACGCCGCCGGTGGCATGTTCACCGAGATGCTCAACCGTCGCATGGCCGCTTTCCAGTTTGCCGTCCAGCAGCGCACGGAAAATGCGCAGGTGGGGCGCACCGGTTTCAAACCTGTTGTTGAATAATTGATCTCATGCCACGCCCAGCCAAACGCCTGCTCATTGAAACCTGCATGGAGGCCGGTCCTTTGACCGAAGGCCAGATTGCGGATGCACTCGAAGCCACGCATGACACGCGGGAGATGCGGGCCGTGATGAGCTTGCTGGAATGCTTCATCGGCGAAGCGCATGCGGAGATGACCGTGCGCAATCAAGAGCCGCGCATCCGCGATGAGGCCAGCGGCGCGGCACGATACCTAAAGGACTTGCGAGCGGACATCATTCGGTTGACGGCGCGGACGATGCCGCAGGCCAAAGCGGAAAACTGAACCGCAAACGACCGCAAAGCATGGCAAACGGTGGCAAACGAGGGCAAACCGGGAGCGCGTGAGATTGTCGGCAGGCTGCCGGTGTGATGCAGTGGCGGCGTGCGCAGGGCGCACGTCTTATGTTCATCTCAACTCATGCGGTTCCAAACGCACCGGCTGCCCGCTCGGCAGGTGGTGATGTCGCCTCCGCAGGCGGCACGGGCTCGAACGCACCCGTAGAAGCTGGCGTTCAGGGCGGTCCTGGCGGATCTCCGTTGTCCATTTTTGAGTCTCTTGCCGGCCACACGGTTGCCGAGCAGTTGGCCGCGATGGGTGCAGCGGAAGGAGTCAAGACAGAGCCGGTGAAGGCCAAGGCCAAAAGCCAGCCGACACAAGCCGCCGCAAAACCGAAGTCTCCACCTGTCACCTCGACAGCCGACGATGACGACGACGCGGGAACCGATGACGCCGATGAGTCCAACAACACGGACGGGACCAATCAGGACCGCGATGCGATCCTGCCCGACGATGAGGATGAGTCTGCCGAGGTGACCGCCGAGGACGAATCGGATGCTGACGAATCCAACGACGATGCGGACGACGGGGAAGCAGGCGACAATGACGACGCTCCCGAGGACACGAAGGAAGCCGCCGCCAAGCTCAAGGCACTGGAAAAGGACAATTTCAAGACGCGGGCCAAAAACCGCGAACTGCGCGAGCAGCTTGAGAAAATCCAAACCCGTGTGCAGGAGATGGAAAGCCAGGGCACCACAGCAGGCACGCCGCTCTACGGCATGCCGGAAGGATTCGAGGCCGTGAAAACGGAGCAGGATCTGACCCAGCTCGAAGCGCAATGGCAGGCAGCCAAAGAGTGGGCCGAGGATCACGAGCAGGAAGGCTACACCGGCAAGGACGCACAAGGCAACGAGGTGGAATACACCCCGCAGCAGGTGCGCCAATACCGCCGCCAGATGGAGAAAGCACTGAAGCAGGCCGACAAAGCCCGCAGCGTGCTGAAGGACCGCCTGGCCAAGGAGTCCGATGCCAAGGCCATCGCCAGCAGGAAGTATCCCTTCGTGCTCGATGCCACCAGCAGCCGCCATGCCCTCGTGAAAGAGATCGAGTCCGAGCATCCCGAGATCAGCCTGAGCCCGCAGCGCGCCCTTCTTCTGGGCCGCCTCGCCGTGGCGAAGCTGCTCGAAAGCGGTGCTTATGAACTCGTGAAGAAAGGCAGCAGCAAACCCGCCGCCGCCAGCGTCGCCAAGAAAGTCGCCCCGCCTGCTCCCCCGCCGCCTGCTCGCCGCCAGGCATCTGCCTCTGACGCCTCCGCACCCTTTGCCAGTCTCGCCATGAGCCTCGCGCAAAACACGGTCGCCAGTCTGAAGCATGCCGCCTGACCTGTGAGACCCGGACCTTTTGCGGAAAACCTGAACCTCAAACTTCACCTTTTCCAAGATCATGCCCGCCACCTTTGAACGCACCCAAGTGGGACGCCGCGAAGACCTCGCCGACGCCATCTACAACATCGACGCGAAGGACTATCCTTTGCTCTCCGCCATCCCGAAAGGGAAAGCCGCCGTCAAGACCCGCTTTGACTGGCAGGCCGACAGCTATGCCACCCCGAGCACCGACGGCGTTGTCGATGGTGCCGACGTGAGCACCTACGAAGACGCCGCCGAAAATCGCGGCCTGCTCTCCAACTACGTCCAGAAGGTGCGCCGCACCCCGATGGTCACGGAGATGGCGCAGGACGTGTCCGACGTGGCCGGCCTCGCATCCGAAATGGCTGGTGCCATCGCCAAGAAGACCATCGAGTGCAAACGCGATGTCGAAGCCACCCTCGGCAGCGACAACGAAGCACAGGCCGACAACGGCACGGTGCCTTACAAGACGCGCGGCCTCGGCAAGTGGGCGCTCAGCACCGCGCAAGCCGTGCTTCCGGTGCCCTCCGCCTTCCGCACGCCCTCCGCCAGCATCGACGCCACCGCGCTTGCCAGCGTGACCCGCGCCGTGGTGAACAACGTCATGAAGAGCCAGTATGCCCAGACCGGCAAACGCGGCACCTACATGTTCGTGTGCGGCACCAGCCTCAAGGCCCGCTTCACCGAAATGGTCGGCTACTCGCCCACCGTGTCCAACTTCACCGCCATCACCCAGACCAATCGCGGCCAGGGCTCGAAGTGGAGCGACACGATCGAGAGCTTCACCGGTGACTTCGGCACCTACGACCTCGTGCTGTCCAACTGGCTCGGCTTCTCCGCCGGTGCGGCCGATGCCCGCCGCGGCTACGCCATCGACCCCTCCATGATGGAACTCAAGTTCAACAAGCAGTGGGCCTACAAGGCGCTGCCTGACCTGGACGGCGGCCCACGTGGTGTGATCAGCGCCATCTTCGGCCTCGCGGTCAAGAACCCGCTCGGCCTCGCGAAGTTCGCCGCTACCGCCGACAGCTAACCCTGACACCGGGGCCGCGTGACGAGCGCGGCCCCGGATTTCTTCCCCTCGCAGATTCATTCTCACCCACTTTTTGAAAGGACACCTTTATGGCTGACCAAGCAGTTACCCTCTCCACCGCCACCAGCGCCAGCAATGGCGTCAAGATCGCCGTTCTCTCGGCAGAAGTCGCCGCGCAGACCGGCTTCACGCACGCCTTCCGCGTGCCGTTCGACATCCTCAACAACTCCTCGTGGACCACGCAGGGCGATACCGTCACGGTCACGCTCGGCACCACTTCGGCCCGCTACCAGGTGGACCGCGTGGCGGTCAACGTCCCGACGGCCTTCGCCACCACCGGCACGCTCACGATCAGCGTCGGCACCAGCAGCAACACCGCGCTGGCCCTCGCCGCCGCGAGCTGCAAGAGCGACACGCAGCTCACCGCTGCCGCTGGCTGTGTCACGGCCAACAAGGTCGAAGGCACCAGCGCTGCCACGCTGCAATGCCGCTTCACCACGCAGGGCAGCACCGGAGCCCCGTCGGACATCACCGCAGGCGTCGCCGAGATCTTCCTGCGGATGATCGACGTGGCCGCGCTGATCTAATGTTTTGCCGTCGATCCTGACGGCAAACCCAACGCCTCACAGCACAACCTGCTGCGGCTCGGATCACACCGGGCCGCAGCAGGGGTGAAGGCGGTTCCTTGTTCGTTGTTCTTTGTTCCTACCTTCTGCCTTTCCTGACTCATGTTTGACTCCGAAGAACTCATTGCCGAGCTGCACGCGCAGGGTGGACCCTCGCTGGTGGCTGCTGTGGAGCGGGAGTTTCGCACGGGCTGGGAATTGCAGAAGCACTGGGCCATGCAGAAGGAGCAAAGCCGCGCTGAAGTGGGCCATGCCCGCAGCGCCGCCGTCGATGGCCTGGGTTACATCTCCAGCAGCATCGACTCCAATTCCTACTTCTACTGGCTCAACAAAGGCCGGAATGAACTCGGCTGTCAAAACGTGTGGGCAGAGGACGAATTCCGCCGCGACTACGCCAAGAAGAACACGCAGACCGTGGTCAAGTATCAAAGCGCGCAACCGCGCAGCGGCTGGACGCCTGACATGGATACCTCGCGCGGCACCGCGCCGCAGCTCGTGCTCGGCAGCAAATACGGAATGGGGGTGGCTGCATGAATGGCGTCGCTTTCAAAACGCTGCGTGACGGCTGCATCGAGGACGCAGGCCTGCTCAGCGCGCAGGACGCCACGCTCAATGCGCGGTTCACCTCCTACATCAACACGGCGCTCGATTACGCCTATCCGTGGAATCTCGACGGCTGGCGCGAACTGCGAAAAGCCACCTCCGAAACGGTGACTTCGCAGGTCATTGATCTGAATGCCGTTGGCGCGGGCTACTGGGGCGTGTGTCACGTGCTCGGCGTCACCAAAGAGCACCCGTGGAAAAGCAGCAACCCCACGCCGCGCGAGTATGACGTGGCCGGCACGGACATCATCGTGCCCGACACCGTGACCGATGCCACGCTGTGGGTCGCGCATATCGAGGCACCGCCCGTGTTCTCCAGCACCGCCTGGGCCACCGGCACCCCGTATGTCGTCGGCGATGTGCGGCTCGAAGGCAACGATTGCTACTACTGCCTCACCGCGCACACCAGCGGCACCTTTGCCACCGATCTGGCCGCCAGTAAGTGGGCCATCCTCAAGGTGCCCGGCTTCCTCAACATCCCCGTCCGGCAAGCCGTCGTGCAGGCCTATCTCCGCACCGATGGCCAGGAGCAGACCAGCCAAAGCATCCAGCGCCTGCTCGATACTCATCTCAATCAAATCGCCACCCGGCACACCCCAGCCATCCGCTGACCGCTATGCAGACCACCATCGACACCAAAAACTTCCAAAGCGCTGGCGTCCCCAGCAACTACACCGTAGCCACCGCTGACGGCACCGTGTTCACCCTCGCCAAAGGCGAAGTCGGTTTCATCCAGAACCTCGACGACGCCGCGCTCGCGGTGAAGTTCGGAGCTACCGCCAGCACGACCAGCTTCAACGTCATCCTCCAAGCCGGATCGGCCGCCGGTTATGGCACGGGAGGCTTCATCTACGTCACCGATTACGTCGGCGTCGTCAGTGTCGCCGCCACCAGCGGCACCCCCAACTACATCGCCTGGAAACGCGTGCTTGCCTGACCTCATGACGCCCCTGCTCCGCAGTTCTTCGCAACTGGTGAACCCGCTGGCCCGTCAGCGGTTCCTGGGGTTTGGGACGGCTGCGGGCGGGGCGGCGTTTGTCGGGGCGCTCGATGCGCTGACGGCAAATCTGGATGTTGCATGGAGCGTTTCGCGGCGGCTGCTGGCTAGTTATTCAGGCAGTTTGATCCGAGTGCGGCGCAGTAGCGACAACACCGAAATGGACATTGGCTTTACCAGTTTGGGATTGTTGGACACCTCTGCTTTGCTCACCTTTGCGGGCGCTGGCTCTGCGTTTGTCACCAAGATTTACGCGCAGACAGGAGCCAAAGACTTTGTGCAATCAACGGCGGCGGCGCAACCGCGCATTGTGAATGCGGGAGCTCTTGAAACCATGGGCACCAACAGCCGTGCTGCGGCCTGCGTTTATACCGCCAACACGCACCGCATGGCAACGGCGTCGTTTACTGTGATGACTGGCACAAGTTTGACGCTCAATGCGGTTTGTTATCTGCCTAGCACGTCCGGGTGGCGATTGGTTGGCTCTTGTCCTGCTGGCGGTAACGATAGCTCAACGGACGGCTGGCTTGCTGCGTATGCGACCGGCTCGGGTATTGCCTCCTATGAGGCTAGCGCCAATAAAGCATCAGTAACTGTGACGACGCCTGCGCTGGCAGCTTATTCATCGCGGGCGCTTTCATCGGGCCACAAAATTCAAGTTTCCGGCTCATCCAATTCGTCAGCCTTTACCGGCTCCGCCAAGAACCTGACCAATCATCTGCTGTTCTGTTTTAACCCATCAAGCGGGCTGGCTGCGGTCGGGGCAAAGTTTGGTGAGGCGGCCATTTGGACCGCAGACAATGACGCGAACATGGCCGCCTTGATTGCGGCCCAAACGACCTTTTACGGATGATCCGCTACGTTCCATCTTCCTCCGCTGCACTTCTGAGCACCTCGCTGTGGGGCTTGGCTCGCCCGCCTGAGTATCGCGGCGAACAGGATACGCAGTGCATGTTTCCGTGGATCGACGATTTGCAAACGCCGCCGAAACGCTGGCTGGTGGTTGATACGGAGTTCACCATTCCGGTGCATCCGGAGG